TCAGAGCCAAAGAGCATGAGCGCGACAGTATGTATCTAAATTTAAAATCAACGCGCGACTCATTGAAGATAGCGTTCAACACAATAACAGTCGCTCACAACGAGACCGACCAGGCAAAGAAGGATAAACTAAAAGCAATAAAATACTATGAGAGCATTATTTACGTTCGTTTTGCTAATGACACTCTGCGTGGAAGGGCTATCACAGACCTTTACCCTTCCTACGGTCATCCTTGATTCGATGATCTTTGAAGTAAGGAAAGGACGTGCGTGTGATACAGTCATGCATAAGCAAGAAGTAGAACTTCAAAAACTGGGCGCTGAGTTACTTGCAAACGGAAAAGCAATCATTCTACTCACGAAAGAGTCTTCTGAGCTTAGCGGGTTGTTAAAGAATTGCGAGGAACTTGGAGCCTTAGCGGTAAAAGAGTTTAGGCTTGAAAAAAGAAAACTACTCGTTAAAATCAGGAAATTAATTCGAGTCGTGATTCTTGAAGGTGGTGTAATTGTAGTGATGATAATATTATTAGTTTAAAATATGAACGACCCGTACAAAAACGAACCGAATCTTAAAAAAGCACTCGAAGATTTTCCTAAGCGTTTCGATAACCCAAAAGGTGAGTCTAAATGTGATGGCGATGACTGTAACAACTTATTGAAGTTAGATACCTTCAATGTCTTAGTCACACCTACCGAGCATAAGGTTTTAATCCTATGCTCTCAGTGCCTTCCTAAACTTGCTAAAAAGTATAACATCAGATTCCAATGAACGAACTTGTTTGTATTTCAGCGGAAACCCATGCTTGGGAAATATTTTGTGCGTCAATGGGGGGCTTCCTTGTCTCTACACTCGTCCTAAAATATTATTTTTCCCGTAGACGCGCGCGCAAGATGAGCCCAGCCCAAGCGGACTTAATGCGATTGGCTGACTACATTACACAGAAGCATCCAGACTATGTGCAACCAGGAGGCCAAATGGTGGATAACGTCATTCGATTACTAGATGTGCTCCATAATCAAAAGTCAGCTTTATGATACTCCGGCCAGAGCAACGTACTACCGTAGATGCGGGTAAGATTATTCTAAAAAGATACAATCTTCTTTACATGGCATGTGAAGTTCGTGTCGGAAAGACAATCATGTCTATTACGATTGTGCATGAGCTCGGGTTTAAACATCCATGCTTCATCACAAAAAAGATGGCGCTATCGAGTGTTGAAGGTGACTACGCAAAATCAGGATTACAATTCAGTTCATTCAAAGCCACAAACTTTGAACAGGTTCCTAACCTTCATCCTGTCCATGATGTTTACATTATCGATGAGGCTGTATCGTGTGGGGCATACCCAAAGCCAGGAAAGTACACCAAGGATTTAAAGCAACTGATTGGGAAGAAGCCGATTATTTTAATGTGTGGATCCCCTACGCCTGAATCTCCGAGTCAGATATTCCATCAATTCTGGCTTAGTGAATATTCACCATTCTCAGTTCATAAGAACTTTTATTTTTGGGCGAAAGAATATGTGAACGTAAAGAAGAAATTCGTGCATGGATTTCAGATTAACGACTACTCAAATGCCAACGAAGCGAAGATAAAGGAGGTCACCAAGCATTACATGGTTACACTCTCTCAGGAAGAGGCTGGCTTTACATCCATGGTTGAGGAAGATATTTTATGGGTGCCGATCAATAATCAAATCTATCAGTTAATGGATAGACTTAAAAAGGATAAGGTTTACAAACTTAAATCCGGAGATCATATCCTTTGCGACACACCGGTTAAGATGCAAAGCGTCTTCCATCAGTTAAGTAGCGGCACGATCAAAATTGAGGAGAAAAGAATTGTTTTGGATGAGTCGAAAGCGTGGTTCATCAAGACGAAATTCGCAGGACAGAAGATTGCAATTTTTTACTGCTTCATAGCAGAAGGTGAGTTGCTAAGAAAACACTTCCCGATGCATACCGATGACCCCGAGTTATTCAACAAGAGCAATCAATACACATTCATCTGTCAAGTCATCAGCGGACGTATGGGTATCAATCTAGCAACTGCAGATTGTCTTGTGATGTATAATATTGGATTCAGCGCAACAAGCTATTTCCAATCACGTGCGCGCATGCAGTCACAGGCTAGAAAAACAGCAAGTAAGTTGTATTGGATATTCAGCGAACACGGGATCGAGAAGTTTGTGTACAAGGCCGTGAGTAAGAAAATGGATTTTACCATTAACTACTTCAAGAAGTTTTTGAAAGAAGAGAGTGAGCAGGTAACAATGTTCGAAAATGGCGGCTGAGTCAAAACTTCAGAGAAAAATTATCAACTCACTAAAGCGAAAAAAATGGCTTGTCACAAAGATTATGTTAAGTAGCATGAACGGATGGCCGGACGTTGAGGCAATAAAAAACGGCAGAACGATCAGGTTGGAATTAAAAGCACCTGGGGAAGATGCCGAACCACTTCAAAAATACGTCCATTCACTGATAAAAAGCCACGGTGGCGAGGTGTACAAGATTGACAGTTGGGAAGGCTACCAAAAATTAAAGCTCTAAAATTTGGATGTTAAAAACTTTTAACATAGTTTTAATCCCATGAAGAAAGCGCTCTTGTCACTTATCGCAATTAGTTGCCTTATCGTGACCGCCAGTTATTCTAATTCTGGTGTCATCAAAGAGACTCCGCAGTATGCGGTGAGTATGGTTGAAATCGCTCCGGTGGTTAGCCCCGCTGAAGTTGTTTTAAACAATGCTACCGCTACACCAGCGTATGTAGAACTTCAGACAATTGCTGTAACAGCAATAACTGATAGTGAAGCACCGCCTGGTAAATGGAGCCAAAAATTAGGTGAGGTTAACCGAGTCACGTACCAAAAGAAATTCTTTGAGTATAGTTTGGGGCTTAGGTGGCCCTCACTGACATAGACAATAAAGAAACATTGCAAGCCCCGAGTTAATCGCTCGGGGTTTCATTGCCACAAGAAGTTAAAAATTTTATACATGAATCAGCAATTAAAAAAGAGGGTTAGAAAACTTATCCGCGAACATTTTGAGGAGAAATTCAAAATGACTTATGAGCAGAAGAAAGATATGTATCGGTTCTTCTCGATCATCGATGAGGTGATTGAAAAGGTTGAGGTTCTTGATTTAGTGGCTCAAAGTGATATTGATCGCGCAAGGATAGTTGATTCTTTGGTTGACGGATTTAAAGACCTGAGTAAAAAGGTTGGGATGATGGAGTTTTTTCCACTTAACCAAAATAGTGAGAAGTACACAATTAAAATATCATACGAAAAAGCTGAAAAATGATTTTAGGTTTCAAAGAATTTTTTGACGCTAAGAAAACACAACCGACTTATTTTCGGGATAAGATTCGTGCGCCTTATTTTAAGGTTTATCCTAACAGCACTCAACCACCAGTAATAGAAATATATTATAAACCAAAACTCCACACATTCAGACTTGATCCACACGATCGCTGGAAGGCAGGCATGAGTATCCAGATGGTTTATCGTGGCCCGAAGTATAGCATCAAAGATCATTTCAATAAAGGCATTCCGGAATTAGAGAGGTGTAAGTCTACTCAGAAAGTAGAGATTAAGTGGTATAAGGATAAAAGTTGGATTTCGGAAGCGGCTACTTTAGCTGGGATTAAATCCAAAAATGTAAAGATTAGTATTGATGGGAAGGAGTGTATTCATGTAAGTTTTAATGAAGTCGGTTTTTCTTGTGCTGGCGTTAACTATGATAGACTTATCCATGGCGACTTATTTCAGAATGATGGGTTTTATGGGGTATATGAATTTTTCAAATGGTTCAACAATGACTGGAAGGGCAAAATTATTCACTGGACAGATTTAAGATATTGATTATGGAAATTAAACTAAGAGCATTTTTAAAGTCAACAAAAAAATTCGTTCATACTAACGACTGGGCTCAGTTAGGACTTTACGGATGGAATTCATTCTTAAAGGTTTTGAGTGAAGAGCACGGATATACCCCTAAATTAGAGTTATGGACAGGGCAAGTAGATAAAAACAAGAATGATATTTACGAGGGCGACTTACTATTACTTTCTTCTTTTAATCTCGGTACACATATAGTAATATTTGATAACGGTATGTTTGGAGTTAGAGAGAGAGGTTACTTCCATAGTTTTCTTGATGAGGAAATGTGGAGCATGAATATTGAGATTGTTGGTAACATATATAAAAACACAAAACCCCCGGAGAGCAATCCGAGGGCTTGAGAGTTCAGTTCATTCACGGTTGCCTGCCCATGAAAAGGAACGGAATACAACAAAAATAGATGAAAAAATTAATATTCATATTACTGCTCATCCCCTCAGTAGCCTTTACTCAGGATTTTTACGGCCGACTCAATCGTGTGCGGATAGAAAATAACCTGCCTCCGCTTGAGGTTGACAAGAAGCTACAGCGCCAATCCGCTAAATGGCTAGAACATATCAGCCAATATCCTGGACTTGTTCACGATACGAATGTTAACGAAGTGTTATGTGAGAATGTAGAGCCGCTTCAGGCATGGTTGGCCAGCAAGGGGCACAGAAGAATACTACTCAGTAAAAAGTTTACAAAGATTGGACTAGCCAAGAATGGCAATCGTTATTGCGCGAGGTTAAAGTAAAAGTTATGAAAGATTCACTAGGAGATAGAATGAAGGCTAATTATGAGGATAGGACTCGTATTTTCTTGCCTCGCAGAACATATACAATCATCAGGATTGACGGTAAGGCTTTCCACACCTACACCAAAGGGTTGACAAGACCATTCGATGATAAACTCATGGAAGATATGGATTCCACCGCGGCTTACCTGTGTAAGAATATTCAGGGTGCAAAATTTGCTTTTGTTCAGTCTGATGAAATTTCAGTTCTATTGACTGACTTTGATGAAATCACTACCGAAGGATGGTATGATGGAAATATTCAAAAGATGGTAAGTGTATCAGCAAGTTTAGCTACCGGAGTGTTTAATGAACTACGTCCAGGCAAACTAGCCTTCTTTGATAGTCGTGTGTTTACTATCCCGAGTAAAACTGAGGTGGAAAATTATTTCATTTGGAGACAACAGGACACCACCAGAAATAGCATTTCATCGGTAGCGCAATCGTTATATAGCCCAAAGCAATTGGAGGGGAAGAACTCTGATCAAAAGCAGGAATTAATTTTTCAAAAGGGAATTAACTGGAATGATTATGATCCAAAATATAAACGAGGTAGACTGATTGTTAAAAAAGGCTATCTAAAAGATACCGTTGAAAGAACTAAGTGGGCAATGGATGAACCACCAGTGTTCACACAAGAGAGATACGTTTTAGGAGCGCTGATACCTGATAATGGCTAGTACCCTGACTTTGATTTTTTTCTACCACGCTCCTGAGAGATACCACCCTTTGCATCTTTGTTTCTCAAGTAATCCACTCGGATTAATTTACGCTTCGGCTGATCTCCGCCTTTCTGCCTGATTTCTTCTGCAGACATTGTAGGCTTCACCGACTTAACCGCAGGCACAATTCTTATTTTAGTTTTGGTGATTCCGATTTTGTCAGGCGTTTTTGTTTCGGTAGTTACGCCAGCGCGGTATGGCTTACCCTCTTTGTCGTAAGCAATCTCTTGCTTCTTTTTTCTTGCCTCCTCAATAAATGCAGCATCTTTTTTACTCGGGTCTTCCTTGCCATATGCAGGATGGCCGGTGTGGACACGTTTTGCTTCGTAAGATTTTGTAGTCTTCCCGCGCTCGAAAGTAAGTTCGTGCTTACCTACTTGTTCGACCTTAAATGGACGAACAGTACCTACATCAGCGGTTGCTGATTTCTTTTTCTTTTTCGGTTTTGCTAAGTTTGTTGAAACGGTTGCCATGGCGTTGTCATTTAAAGATTGGGATATTTGCAAGAATTTCTCTCATAAAGATAAGGGAAAAATACTTTCGACCATCGATTTGCTTTTTAACAAGAAATCGGAACTCAACAAAATCCAGAACTTCGATGAGAGAAAAAAGCAGGCTTGCATACAGGCTGGACTAAAATCTATTGATTTGCTAGAGGAAGAGAAGGTAAAAGACCTTATTTTCAACTACCTGAGCTACTACCAGAACTCGAACGAGTTCCAACTACTGATCAACGACCAGCAACTATTTTGGAATCTGCAACGGGAAATGATGAGACCATTCCCAACAGAAAATGATGAAATTGAGGACGCATCGGATTATAAATTAAAGATATCCAAGCAATCGGCTGAATTATTAGCCAGGATAAAAGTAAGGTTTGCCGAATTATACAATACCGAGCAGATTGGGCCAGAAACGGTTGAGTTGATTGAGACCAAAATAAGGGTATTGCGCCCAGAAGATAGGGTAACGAAACAGAGCCCGTAATGTTCACGCCCACCACCAACGAATATGTTTTTAAGTATTTAGTAACCGGTATTAGCGGGCTGGGCATGCATCATGTCTATTTACCCGAGCAACCGCCAGAAGAACAAATATTATTCAAGGAGGAACAAAAGTTTGTTCGTCCTGAGATGGAGGACTACCTAAAGAAGGCCACAAGGATACTTTATCAAAAGAGTAATGCGGCACACCCAAGCTATGACCAATCATTTATAAGCCCATATGCAAAGCAAATTCAAGACTGGGTTGACAGGGAGTGGAAGCGTACTGAGGAAGGAATTTGGTTTTGGAACAACGGAACAGCGACTTATGTAACGCCATTTTATTATTTCTACCTGTGCGCCTGGACACCATATTTTGGGAAGCCAGATTATAGGGAAACTGACAAGGAAATATCATATGCGATTGCCTATGTAGAAAATGATCCTGATTCGTTCGGGATTCTATTCAACTCCCTCAGACGTTACGGTAAGTCGGCCATCATGGGTGCTTGGATTATTTACAGGACCATCCGGAATAAAATGCACTTCTCTGGGATGCAGGGAGAAACGGATCCTAAAATCGGAGCCTTCTACGACTTACACATTTTAAAGCCATTCAGTAAACTTGAACCGTACTACCAACCAGACTACAATACAAATACACTTCTTACCGATGGGATTAAGTTCACCTACTCCCCAAAACGCGGTAAGAAACTAAATGCGATCGACATCGAAGATTTTGACTTTTTGGAGTCAGAGTTGGACTATCGCCCATCAGGGGAAGGTGCTTATGACCAAGCTGTGCTGCACTCGTACCTCATGGAGGAGCCAGGGAAAACCTTGGTTGCAAACGTAAATGAGCGGTGGAAGACTGTAAAGCCATGTTTGAAGCGCGGGCGATTCATCCGTGGAAAGGCCTTTTTAGCCACAACTGTTGAATTTATGGATACCGCCAAGCGAGGTGGTAAGGCCTATAAAAAATTATTTTTTGAGTCGGACTTCGACAAACGTAACCCAGACGGTAGAACAAAATCAGGGCTTTATGTTATTTTTCTTCCTGCAGATTGCGGACTAGAAGGATTTTTTGATGAGTGGGGTCATCCGGTTCGTGAGAAAGCGCGCGAGTTCATTATGAATGAACGCTCAGCATCAGAAGATGACCCGAAGGATTACGCGGATATCATCCGGAAGTACCCGTTAAGTATTTCTGAAATTTTCTACGTCAACACCGTTCATTGCGAGTTTAATGCAAAAATCCTTCAGGACCGCAAAGCAGAGATCGACATGAGTGTGGAGCCCATGTTTTCAAAGTTCGAATTGAAGTGGGAAAATAATGTAAGGTTCTCAAAGATCGTTGCCACCCATAACCCAACAACAGGTTGGCTGAAAGCAGCCTGGCTACCGACTGATCCAGCAAAAGATTGCAATCTTGTCGATGTGCAATATGCAGGAGGAGAAAAAAATTACATTCCGCTGAATGATCTTAAAATAGCCATTGGGATGGACCCGATTGACCACGGTATGGTTGTCGAGGATGGCGATAGTTCAGATGATGAGTTTGTGAGCGTGAAGCGATCGCGGCCAGTCGTTACCGTGAAACTCAAGTGGGATTCTTCAGTAGATGGCGCTATTGATCAGGATGAACTTATCCGGAGAGCCAAGAAAGGCAGGATGGATGGCGACACGTGGGTTTTGGATGAAAACGGAAAGAAATACCAGTGGAAAACTAACCGGTATGTGTGCATGATGGATGTTCGTCCGTATGACCCGAATGTGCTTTACGAGCGCGCATTAATGATTTGCTGGTATTTTGGAGCATCACTGCATGCGGAAAGTAACAAACCTGGGGTTATCCGGTATTTCAATGAACACGGGTGCGGGGCTTTCATTCTGAATAAATTTATTCCTTTAGAGAAAAAACGAGTAAATCCATACGATGAAGGAACGCCAGCCAGTACATTAATCATCAGTGAGTACACTGGGGAAATTTCTACTTACGTGGAATACTTCGGGCACACGATTCCATTCCTGGAAATTGTGGAAGACTTACTTCATTTCAAACCAAATAAAACTCGGGAGCATGACTATACGGTATCCGTTGGCTTTACAGAATTGGCCTGTAAAATGAAACCAAAAAATCAACCGAAGACGTATATTGACATCAGCGAAATCATGCCTCTTTTTGATGGTCGCGGAAATGTCATAAATTGATGTTATTTTTGCTTGAACTCACCAATACCAGATGGCATCAGGAACATTTCCTCAAGAGTATATTAGCCCCAAGGAAAAAGAGAAAGAATGGTATGGGCTCGAGTACGCGAAAGCGATGTATTATACCAATAATCGCTACGGTCCACAGTTATTTTACGATGATTCTGAGTTTACAGCACTGAGCGAAATAGCGCAAGGAAGGCAGTCTGTTGACAATCTCCGGAAGTTATTTGGGTTTTTAAGAACCAATCCAGGCGATGATGGAGCCGGAAGTTTAGCGTACATCGATATACAGGTTTTAAATTTAGCACCGAAGTATATTAATCGCGCGGTCGCAAAGATGCAGCGCATAAAGTACGACATCACACTATCTGCAGTCGATCCGGTTTCAGTAGATCAACAAAAAAACTTAGAGAGTCAGGTTAAAGCGATTTACGAACTGAAAGATTGGTTCGATAAAATTAAACTTGATCCTCAGCAATTCTTCCCGGAATTAAATCTTGCTGAATTACCACAGCACTCAGACGAACTTCTTTACCAGTTATACACCAACCCGAAACTTCAAAAAGTAATTGATGGGGAGTTATCCATCAAGCTACTGCATTCAATTAACGACTTCAATCAGAAGATGCGTGAAGTTGATTGGAACATTGTGGTGTTTGGTCGTGCACACTTGGAGATTTATTTTGATCAGAATGGGGTGCCAAGGCCGAGAGTCATTGAGACTAACAAGTATATTGGTAGTTATGTAGAGAACGAAAATTATGACAATCAGGAATATGCTGGTTATTATGATATCATTACTGTTAATCAATTTATCAAGGAAGCATCGGAACACTTACCATGGGATAAAATCCAAGAAGTAATTCAAAACCATGCGTTAAAAAATTCTTCTGAAAGATCATTCTACCTCGATCGCGCTGACGCAAAATTTGATGGACTTGATTACATACCGGTTGTGAGATTTTATTTCAAGAGTCAGGATGAGCGTAAGTATGTAGTTAAGAAGACTCAGTACAATAATAAAATAATGGTGGAGAAGGCTTACAATTATTCTCCTCCAAAAGAAAAGGAACATCGCTATGGCAAGGGCGGAGATAGCCGCATCATCGGCAATACATACACAAGCATTTACGGTGGAACTTGGGTAATCGACAGTGAGTGCGTTTATGATTATGGACGTAAGGATTATCCGAAATTGAATCTTGTAGAGGCCACATTGCCGATTATAAGTTTTGCTCCAAACATGAAGGATGGCCGAGTGGTGAGCTTCACCTCTCAGATCATTGAGCCACTATTCATGATCAACGTAGCCTGGAATAAAATAAAGCAAATTCTTGCCAGAGGTTGGATGGGGATACGTGAATTAGACTTCAATCAGCTTGAAAATGTGGCTTTAGGTAAAGGAGGAGCCGTATGGAGCGCGCGTCAGGTTTACGAACATATGATGCAATCCGATACGCTTGTTAAGCGTGGACAGCCAAATAAATACGATCAAAACAGGGGCTCAGCACTTGAAAGTAACCCTACTGGGTTAACGCTGGCTGACTACTTCACAACCTTCACAACAAGTATTCAGATACTTGAGCAGATGACTGGAACAACGGTTGCTGAAAGTTCTGAATCTAAAAAACGTGTTGCCGCAACAGCCATCAAGGCCAGTGAATTTGCAGGCGATCTTGACATGGAGTATTTGTATAATGCTCACGAAAAAATGTATCAGAAGGCAAGCCATCAGTTATTGCTATTGATGCAGCAAGCCAAGAAAAATAAAGTAAAAATTCAAGGCTTCATTCCGGCACTCGGGAAAGGAAATACGCAATACTACGAGGTGCCGGATGAATTGGCGTACTGCGAGTATGGAATTATGCTTGAGCGCCAGCCGACAGAACAAGAGTGGATTGCTTTCTATCAGGATGTATCCGCGGCACTCGGAGCAGGACTTCAAGGAATGCCAGGCGGAATAACTATTGCTGATAGCGCACTGTTGCGCGAACTTGATAATTTAAAACAGGCTCGTCAGATAATGGCCATCCGTCAGCAAATCTATGAGCGTAAAGCTCAGGAGACTAAAGTTCAGGATCAGCAAATGCAAATGGAGGCTAATGCACAGTCAGCACAAATGGCGGCAGATGCAGAACTTAATACCATTGATGCGCAGATGAAGGCCGACATGGAACTTGCGAAATTAAACGGGATGATTGCCGAGAAGCTGCAAAATGACAAGTACCAGATGGAAGCTGAGATTTCAGGCGTAACCAATATGGTTAAGGAGAAAATTTCTAAGCAGGTGAGTGTGGATGAGATTTATAAGCAAGCTCTGAAAAACTTGCCGGAAAAAACCAAAGCTGCAGCAGCAATGTTAACTGCGACAAAGCCAGAACCACCAAAGTCGCCAGCGAAAACTAAATGAAATGCCAACTCTACAACAACTCGAAGCGGAGTTTATAAAATACGAAAAAGGTATTGCGGATGAGTATCACGGTAGGCCACAGCCTGATGGAACAATGCAGTATGGCGGATTTGAAATAAATGTTCTTAAAATCGTTGAAAATATAGCCGAGGCGCAAGGAATTAATTTTTTATGTCCGTTGTGCTTTGTTAAAAATAATGGCTCAGCCGGGACACATACAGTAAGTATTTCATTTTCAAATCGTGGAGTTACTGATGAGCAAGGGTCACGCAACGATAAAGGAGAACCGTCAAGATGGGATATCATAGCTGGCACTGGATTAAGTGATTTACAACTATCTCCATCCATTCATCTTACCAATCCAAAAGGATGTGGATGGCATGGATTTGTTGGGTCTTCAGGTGTGCCTGCGGGACACGCTCAGTAGTGTCGTTTTGATTTTCAAATAATTTTTTCCGACATTCGATATAAATAAGAGCAAATATTATGTCAACAGAATCACAAGCGCCTGCCAAAGAAGTAATTGACTTCTCCGAAACTATGCAATCGGGAGTCATTACCCACGTGAAAAAAGAAGAACCGACTGATGAGGCTAAAAAAGCTGAACAGGAGAAAATTATAGCAGATGCCGCGGCAGCAAAAGCCGCAGAGGAAGCTAAAAAGGCTGAAGAGGAGGAGGAAGAAGAGGAGGAAGAGGAGGAAGACGATAAACTTTCTGACGAAGAGAAAAAAGCCAAGGAAGCTGAAGCGAAGGCAAAAGAAAAGCCTGAGGATAAAAAAAAGGATGATCAGCCTGAGGACGAAACGCTTGACGTTGATGATTTTGTAAAAGAAGAATACTTCGAGAAATACGAAGTTGAAAATAAAGAGCAGTTGGACGAACTGCTTGAAACCGCGATCGAGGTTGTTAATGAGAACAAAAAACTCAAAAAGCAGATTGAAGAACTCGGTGACGGTAAGCCTAAATTTGCAGACGATCATGAGGCGAAAGCCTTTGAACTCGTAAAGTCTTTTTCAAACCTGACTGATGGAGCAACAGCATTTGCAACGCTCATCGGAATGGACGTTGAGAAAGCAGACCCTAAAAGTCGCCTGGAACTTCAATACGTATTGGAGCATCCGGAGATTACCGCAGATAAGGCAAAGGAGCAATTTGAACGGGCTTACAGACGTAAGTATACCGTAAAAGATAAGGACAAATTCGATTCTGAAGCAGATTTCGAAGATGCCAAAAAGGATGCGGAGACCGATTTAGAAATAGACGGTGCCCGCGCCAAGAAGTTTTTGAAGGCCAAACAAGAGGAGGTTCGAACGAAACCTCAAGAAAAGCCGGAATCAAAAGAAGAAAAAGTCCCAGAAGTAGTTCTAAAAGGCATCGAACGTAATGCCGCAGAACTTACCAAGTACGCTGACGGGTTCTCAGAACTCACATTCAGCCCAACGGACGATGAATCAGATGATTTCACCTTCAAATTAAAACCGGAGCAAGTAAAGGCTGTTAAAAATGCAAGTCTGGGCTGGGTGAAAAATCCAGGTCAGTACGATGAAAAAGGCAAATTCATTCAAAATTTTGACCCTGAAGATGTCCTAAAACGCAGCACTTACGCGATGTTCGGAGATGAAGTTTTCGGAGGATTGGTTGATCACCTGAACACGCTTGTAAACATCAAACGTGCAGATCAGGTGGCCAAAGTTAAGTCAACCGAGAAGAGTAAGAGCAAAGGCGATGTGAGTAACCTGAACGAATATGATCAGGCCGAGCATTTAGCCAAAAAGAAAAAAGCCGAAAGGCAGAGAGTTTCATTGAGTTAGAGTTGCCAAAGAGCCCATTGGAGAGAGAAGGTTAAAATCGTTTAAACCTTAAACTCTTGTAAAATGGCAGAAGTAAATACCTATAACGACTTTTCGGTCGCAGCCCAGGAGAAATACCCGCTGATCTCGAATATGTCGTTCATGCTCAAACCACAGGTTGGAGCAGATTTGTTTGACGTCAATCCTTTAGAATCTGACATCGGTGAGATGATGAAGATGGGATTGATGAAGGAAGTGAAGGGTGAAGAAATCATCCACCACGAAGCTAATAAGCGGTTCGATGCTCCGCTTGTGAACAGTAGCGAAACTGTTGGTAACGTCTATGGCGTTGCAGCATCACCGGTTGACCCTGCGGCTTATTCAGGTCTTGATTACGTACAAATCTCAGGCTTTAGCCATAGTCCACAGACTGGCGCAGAGGCTTTGAAGTATTCTTACCCTCGCGTAGGTAACTTGATTCAATTCAAGAACCTCTCTACATGGCGTATTGCCGGAAAGAGAGAAACCGTAGCGGGAGCCCACAGAATTTACCTTACACCTGTAAATGCGGCCCAGCCATCACTGGCTAATACCATTCCGCTATCAGGTGGTGTGTATGGTGGTGTTCAATTCAGCGTGTTCACAAACGCGTTCGAAGAAGCTACATTTGGAATGCAAAAAGGTATCGTTCCTACAACTAAGACTTTCACAAACTACGTGCAAATCTTCAGTGAATTCTACGATGTGACAAACATCCAAGAGCAGAACGAGACTTATCCATTAAAGTGGCATGATGATGTCATCAACTTTCTCTACGAGAAAGGTATACCTGATACTGAATTGCGCTTTGCAATGCAGGAAGACATGGGTGTATTCATCACTCCAAAAGATGATGGAACAATGAACGCTTATGATACTTCTGGAAACACTTCCAAAGTAACAACTACTCAAGGTTACCTCCCTAACTTGGAACTTAACGCTCCAAAAGTATACTGGGATAATAACCCTACAGTGGCGTTGTTCGAACAATTGATCCGCTTACGTAGAAAACTACACCAAGGAAAGGATTGTATCCTGAACTATGGATATGAATTCGGCTTACGCGCGAAAGACATCATCACTCAGTTTGGAGTAAACGGAGGAATGACTTACAACCGTAAGGATGTTGACCTGAACATTGATAAGATCAGAATCGGTGGATTTACCTTCAACATGAAGGAATTACAAATCCTTAACCACCCTGATTTGACTGCAATTCCAGGATTCCCTTATCCTTACTACTTCATCATTGCTCCTATGGACAAGATGAAGGATCCTAAGACCAACATCATGCGTGATGCTTTCTGTATCATGTTTAAGAAGCAAGTTGGAAAGGGTGCACGTGGACACTATAAGATTTGGGCAACTGGCGCGAACTCACCTGATGGCAATGATTCGCAGATGGTTCGTAGAATTCACTTAGCTTCTCAAAAGGGAATGCAAGTAGTCGGAGCCAGCAAATTTATTTTCGGTAAGAAAATATAGCGTTTTAAAGAAGGATGGCTTAACCGCCATTCTTTTTTGCACTGAATGATAAAAATTATTAACGGAAAAAATAAACATTAAAAACTTTTAACACTATGTCACTTTTAAACTTAGAGACAACTAACGAATTCGATACTCCTGGCACGAAGACAGTAACGCACAGGAATCCAGACCGGAAGAACAGCAAGCAAAGAATTATTACTCACGTTCTGAGTAAGGAAATGCTTCCGCCAGTAACCAAAAGAAAGGTTGCTGTCTATCAGGTTATCAATGCTTATCGTAAGGACCCATTGTTAGCTGGGAATGCAACAGGTGATGATATCCTTCCTTTTGATGTAGTTATTCCGGGAACGTATATGATTTACGATCCATTTGAAATGAATATAACTCAGCGTCAGAAGATGATGAAAAATGTAACACGTCCAGGTATTGAGATTAGGGATGGTAAGCAAATTTCAACTGAGGTTGTTGAGGATGTTGTTTTATTTAAAGGGTTACTGGAAGTTAACCAAGAAAGCGCGTATCCGCTTTATGTATTGATGGAATTACACCCACTGAATGGGTCGAATAAACGCAGAAACAAGGACGTACAGCCTGTTTTTGAGCGTGTTGATATGAAGTACAGATCGGTTGCCAGCCTTGATGCTCTTGAAGATTTAGCAGAAGAAGCATCTCGTACAATTAAGGATTTGAAGATTGATGATGTTATGGGATTCTTAGCTACACTCAAATTGCCTACTGCAGGAATTCGTGCGGATGACGCTCGTTACAATTTGAGAATGTATGCCAAGCAGAATCCGCTTGCATTCTTCAAATTAAACCCAAGTAGCACAGAAATGATTAAAATAAACTTTCTGGATGCTATCGAATTAGGGTTCGTTGAGTATGATTTGGATAAGAAGGGTTATCGATTCGCCACTGATAACAGAGTATTTTTTGCCCACGCTATTGGGGAGGAGCCAGTAATGGCTACCGTTAAATACTTGTCATCAAAAGATGGTATCGATAATTATAACCTGATCACCCAATATCTCGGATTCTGGGAATGATAAAAGATTCTGCTATCTTTTTATTAAATTGGCCTCTGAATTCAGGGGCCTTTTAATTTTACTACACTATGCCACTAGCACCGAGCTTCACAGTCGTACAAGATAATGGCGGGCTCCTTGCCACAGCCACAAACACCACAACCTACGGAGGCGCAAATCAAGATCGAAATGAAGCGGCCGAATATGTATTGTGGTCAAAGACCGACAAGGACGGTAATCGTGTCTTCACAAACCCAGATCAGGGTGATGTGCTCACCAAATTAATTTACAGTGTATCCGCTGCGGTAAGTGGACTCTATGAATTGATATGGTTACGATTCCAATTTTATGATGCAGGAACCCCTTATGTAGAAGAACAAACCTCTGGTGGTAACATTACTCAGTATGCAAGTGTTTTTTATTACGGCACAACAGGTAAAGTTTATAAAGCTATTGTGCCATCAACCGGGCAGAATCCAGAAGACACAAATTATTTTGTAGAAGTCCCTCTTGCGAGTTTATATACACTCCTTGGTAATACAAATCTTGAGCAATACATTAAAAATTTCGATGGGCTTTACGCTATCAACAAGTGTATAACAGGAAGACTTGCTGGTGAAGGATGTAATTGCGAAAGTTCTGATAAAGAATACAACATGGATTTATTCAGTAAATACTTATCAGCAACATCAAATTTCAACGCTGGTAATATTTACGAGTTTCAAGCACTGATCGAAGAACTTAACACCGCTTGTGTCGAATGCTAATAAAGGAAGCCTTATCGATACTCACGGCCACCAATCAACGGATACAGGAGATTGGGTTCGAAATAGTTTCGCCTGAGCTTCAGGGCTCCCCGAAACAGCCGCGATTACAAACTCAGCTTAATGCTCTCGCGATGCGGTATACCATGCTGTTACAGCATATTATACTTAACGATGATGGTGATGAGATTTTAGGAACCATTGGCGAGAATGATGCAGACATAAATGCAATTCTTATTGATCTGCAGAAACTTGCTGATCTTAATGATATCCCTGGACTTCCGATACCAAGAGTTGTATACACAACAAATGATGATGGTAATTTACCTGCCGGAAATGCACTTGGAGACTTACTTTATTTTGATGGCACAGAATGGTTACCGTTTGCGCGCGGAGCATCAGGAGAAGTTCTTGTATCAACACCAACCACCATTCAATGGCAAAGTGTTATTGGTAATGGTATTCCTTCAGGCGGATCGACCGGACAATTTTTAAAGAAGAATACAAATACTTCCTACGATGTTGTTTGGGATGACATAACCTTACCTGATTTAGGAGTTACGGCATCGGCCGCTGAGTTGAATATAATGGATGGAGTGATAGTCTCCACCGCAGAAATAAATTTTCTTGATGGTGTTAATTCGCTACTGGTTGATCAACTGGCAGCTAAATTATCAACATCATTATCAGCTTCAAATATTTATATAGGTAGTCCGGGTGGACTTGCTACGCAGGTAAACACTGCGTCCGTAGGAGACATTCAAGGAGATACTACTAATGGGTTATTTATTAAGTCTGGGGTAATTGTAAATGCGGATATCAGCCCATCGGCTGCTATCATGCGTAACAAAATAGCTACAGGATCCTCTAACAGAGTTGTAATAAACGACAACACTGGTGCGATGAGTTTAGCTAGCGCCATCACAGCGGATAGAGTTCTTGTTTCAAATTCAAGTGGTATACCAATTCATAGTGTAGTAACTACTACAACACTTGGATATTTAGACGCGACATCATCAGTTCAGACACAACTTAACGATCGACTATCATTCTCTTCAGCGATTATTCCTGCGCAAGGAGATGTTATTTATTTCAACGGAGCAACATGGGTTAATCTTGGGATAGGAACAAACGGTCAGTTGTTATCTTCTGACGGAACAGTTCCAGTATGGGTAAGTGATCCACCAGCCGGATTACCAGTTGGGGGTAGTACCGATCAAATTCTACGTAAGATTGATGGCACAGATTATAATACAGAATGGCATACACTCGTTGCCGCTGATCTCAGTGATGTAACCGCAACTTATTCAGAGTTAAATGTTTTATCTGGGGTTACGGTTACGTCCACAAAAATTAATTTTCTAGCAGACGTAACTGGGCTTATACAAGCTCAGATTGACAATAAAGTAAACAACAGCCTTGCTTACAATGCGATATTTGTTGGAACGGCCGCAAACCAAATGGGTCAGCTTAATCCAGGCTCAAACGGTCAGGTACTTACAATTATTGGGGCGGCACCAGTATGGACAACGCCAGCAACTCCAGGAGATGTGTCGGGTCCAGGACTTGGTAACTCTACTGACAATGCGGTAGTAAGATGGAATACAACATCTGGTACAGCAATTCAAAATTCAACCGTCATCCTCGGTGATGATGGCATTTATACATTTCCATCTGCAGGAGGAATACAAACGGGAACGTCAGCCGGTAATACTGTTTTAGTTAAAGCATACGATGTTGATGGTGTTACATATACCACATTCATCACCATCACTGCTAACAATACTCCGACAATGGATTTGAACAGCACTACAACTGTCGGTAGTGATGTTATTTACAGACATCTTTCCGGATATCCATTAGCACAACCAACAGTTACAGAAGATGGGTATACCATTTTATGGGATAATGGAACATTGACTTGGATATACGCAGCTAGCGGAGGAGGAGGACATGTTATTCAAGAAGACGGTACACCAGTTCCTCAGGAGGACAATCTTAATTTTGTTACCAACTTTACAATCACTGATGACCCTGGTAACCTAGCAACAAAAGTTGCTTTAAAGCCAAATCTTACTTTAATTGATACTATCACTTTAAATAATGGTGGTAGAATCAGAACTGGGATAACTGCCGCTGATACAGTTTTATTTCAAGCATACGACAACAACACTGGTCCTGCATATGTAACATTCGCAACACTTACCGCTGGGAATACTCCAACATTCGATTTATCTGACTCCGTAACAAAATCAGGCGCATACATTTATCGCGCAGGTGGTACTGATGTGGCGTTAGCTGATGGTGGTACTGGCGCTTCGCTTGCTGACCCGAATGCAGACAGAATTTTATTCTGGGATGATAGCGCAGGCGCAATAACGTGGTTAACTGTTGGTACTGGACTTGCCATTACAACAACAACAATCGCTATTGATGATGAAGGTGTTCAGGATGCAGTAGGTAGTATATTGATGGACTCAGCAAACATCAGCTTAACGTATAATGATGGTACCCCGAGTATAATCGCTGATATTATTGATGTTGAGTTATTAGCCATCGCAGGATTAGTAAGTGCCGCTAATAAAATACCATACTTTACAGGATCCGGATCAGCTTCAATGCTCGACCGTGATACCGATGGAACATTAGCGGCAAATAGCGACACCTCAATCGCTACACAAAAAGCTGTTAAGACTTATGTTGATACTAGAATTGCCGCGAACGCTAATTTTGGTGCGACATTCGATGGCCAGGGTAGCGTTGTTCTGGTAAATACAAAAGTTTATTTCAGGATACCTCGTTCTGGTACAATAACCGCTTGGAGTATTGTGGCAGAAGGAACAAACCCTACCTGTACTATTGATATTTGGAAAGTTGCAACAGGCACTACATTACCAGTAGTTGGGAATTCAATTATGGGAACCAAGCCAGCACTTGCAACCGGAAACGCCATCAAGTCAACAAATCTAACTGGATGGGGCACTTCATTCACAGCCGATGATATCTTCTGTATAAACATTGATGCATGTTCAGCGGCTACTAAAATTAGCTTCCTGATATATGTGTAAGCCACTCTTTTGCGATACAGCCCATCACAGAATGATCATACCGAAGTGGGTATTGAATACTAATATTAAAACCGAAAAAGGTTTTATCAATCTTCAGTGCACACGCCCAGGATGTAAAGGGAAGGCTAAATTCTATCTACCAAAACCAGAAGTAAAAGAAGAACAACATGCTGATCCAATTTGAAATACCAAAAGAGCAGGAGGCTAGAATACTATCCTCGGCTGAATTTCATGGATTCGTTTATGATCCGATGAATACCGCTACCGAAGAACAGCAGAAGTGGGATTTCTTTATTACAAGAACCAGAGCAGGATGGGACAGTGACCTTTTCAATTATGAGAGATCATTAGCCATTGCAAATGAACCCAACGATACAGCGGCAGAACAAGCAAAGAGGTATGAAGCAGTAGAGAATAAAATTATCAGTGACAATGAGAAGCCGTGGACAGAAGGTGAGGCTTTATCAATAGGAATGGTTCGCACAGAAGGGGATAAGGTTTATGTGGTTACACAAGATCACGTTACGGAAGCTGGTAAAGAACCATCTGCTGACCCGACAATGTATGTTGAGAAGCCATCGGAGAAAGAGACTTTAGAGTGGAGCCCTAAAACTGTTTACTATATGGATGATAAAGTGCTGTATGGTAAACAAACATGGATCTGTATAGCCGAGAAGACGATGAACGAGCCGAGTGTCTCTAAAGACTGGATTGTTTTTGATGGTAAAGTAGATGGAGAGATAATGCCAGCGGAAATTGTTCCGGTAGGTAAATAGGTATTAACATCAAGTGTGAGTTAAATGGCAGTAAACAGGTTCACAAATGGAGCGGGAGGAAATACTTGGGGCACAGCAGGAAACTGGTCTCAAGGCACTATTCCTACGGCAAGTGATGGACATGTGACTACGTTTGATGCAAGTAGTCCTAATTGTACAGTTAACGCCTCCGGTAGAGTTGCAAACAATATAGATTTTACTGGTTATACTAACACTATTACCATGACTAATACAATTGCGGTCAGCGGCAATGTAACGCTAGATGCAGGTATGGTGATCAGCGGAAGCGCTGCATTGTTAATCAATGCAGCCTCCACAATCACTAGCGGTGGGAAGACATGGCCTAATGCGGTGACTTGGAGTGGAACAAACACCCAAACATTAGTTGGTAATTTTCAAGTGAATGGCCTTGTTACAGTATCCGCATCTACTACTTTCAACAAGACATCGGCTGAAAAGATAATTATTAATGGAGGTGTAACTACAGGAATTGGGTCTAAAATTCTTGGGACTTTAGATTTTGAATGGACTGGCGGTACTTGGGCAAGCGGTGGTGGTTCCGGTATAGAGTTTTCAAATAATCTAACGATAGCTGGTAATGTCACATATAATATCATTGATAAATCAGGAGGGACGATTACGTATACATCTGGCACAGTTTCATCTACAGGGTTTGCCATTCTAAGACCATCTACCAGCATTACCATAAACACAAATGGAATGACTTGGGTTAATATTACAACGTCAGGAACTACACCAACTATAACCTTAACATCAAATTTATCCTGTTCTGGTTTATTTACTTTTGGGGCCAGCAGTAGTATCACAATCAATAAGACCGCATCGGAGACATTAACAATATCTGGTGGGATGGCAGTAAACTCAGTTACCCTTGGTACCGCGAAAATCATTTTAACAGGTGGCACTTGGTCAGGCACAAACGTAACTGGACTTGCTAATGATTTGGATTTACAGGGAACAATAACTGTTTCAGGTAACGTATACTACAGAACAGGAATCTTGACTTGGGTTTCTGGTGTTGTTACAGTGACATCTTCAACACTTAACTTAACAGGATCATGTACTCTCGCAACAAACGGAATGTCATGGAATGACATCACTCTATCCAACACAACGGCATTTACATACACGATAAACTCATTACTTACAGCATCGGCAACGCTTACCATTGGAACCGGAGCAGTGCAAACATTTGCAGGGACAGCAGGATTTACAGTCGGAACTTTGTCTGTGCCATCAATAACAGCAATTACTATTAATTTTAAAGAATCCATCACCTACACGGTAACCACATCACTACTATGTAAAGACTCACGTACTGGAAGTATAGTATTATTCACTTCCTCTCACGCATCAACAAAAGCAATACTAACACTGAGTAACGGAGCATCTAATAATGTACTCGCAGCTTTTACGCGTATTGATGCAAGCGGTGGCAGACCGATTCGTCCGTTTATGGGGGTCATCACGGATTGCTCAAATATTGAAAATCAAAATGATTTAGCAACGGTCGCTAGTGCGGCCTAAGAGAATATGGCAGCAAGATATTGGTCAGGAGCAGCAACGGCAACAAATAGTAACTGGAATGCTAACGTAGCAGGGGTTACTAATTGGGGAACTGCGTCTGGGGTTGCCGATAATGCTGCTATACCAACTTCTACTGATACTGTATTTTTTGATGGAGTTGGTGTACTAGCAAACTCAAATTCCATTATTAGTGCAACAATCACAATTACATCACTGACTATTACGGCTGGGTATACGCAAACCATGACCCATAATGCTGTTCTAACTATCGCACAGGGGAACTGGACTTATGCAAACTCTTTTACTATTGCTGGTAGTTCTGCCGTAATACTTGTTTTGTCCACAACAACTACCGTAACAAGTAACGGGAAAACATTTCCTAACGCGGTATCAATTCAAAGCGGAACGGGTAGTAATTCTGTTGGGTCTATTGGGACACTGACCTTGGTTGGTGATTGGACAATATCAGGGCAATTTGCAACAGGTGGTTCATTTTTAGTTAAGATGAACAAAACAACCGCTGAGGTATTTAATACAGGTGGATTGAATAATGGTATAAACATGGATACCACCGGAACGCTTCCTCTTTATATTAAGTCAGGGACTTGGCAAGGAAGTGCTGGTGTTAACTTTTCAAATCCATTATATCTTGATGGGAATGTAACGATTAGTGGCGCAGTTGGTTTTAGAACATCTACGATAACTTGGGTATCAGGTACCATAACAACGACAGGATCAACATTAACATTAGCCACCGCCAATTGTACGCTGAATACAAATGGAATGACATGGGCTAACATCACCATAAACGGTGTAACTGTTACCCTTAGTTCTAATTTATTAATGAATGGGCTTTTACTAGCCACAGCGGTAGCAGGTGTTTTAAACGCAACAACATCAGAAACACTTACAACGTCTGGTGGGATGACCATCAATATATTATTTAGCGGTACGGCTAAAATAATTTTAACAGGTGGTACGTGGTCAGGCTCGAACGTTTCTGGGCCAGCTAATAATGTTGATATACAAGGCAACGTAACGATTAGCGGAACTATTTATTATAGAAACGGGACTCTGAAGTATGTGAGTGGAACTGTTACGACTACTTCATCTACGTTAACAATTTCAAACTCCTGCACACTGGACACGAACGGTATCACTTGGAACAATGTTTCAACATCCAATACAATAACTTTAACCTCTAATTTTACTGCCACTGGATCAACAACTGTTTCGGGGGCGACAGTCCTAACAAAAACGATAGCAGAAACTTGGTCTACGGCTGGCCTCGCTGTATCCGCTGGAATTATTTCAGGCACTGCAAAAATTATACTTACAGGCGGCACTTGGTCAACAAGTGGAGTTAGGACTGTAGCTAATGATCTTGAGTTTGCTGGAACATCAACTGTCTCTGGCGTAAATTATTATTTAACTGGTACCATGACGTATACATCAGGTACTATAACTACCACAAGTTCTACATTAAATTTTAACGGATCGGCTACAGTAAATACTAACGGAATTACATGGAATAACGTATCATTTCAAGTGATAAATGCTGTGATAACCTTAACATCAAATTTTGCATGTTCTGGTTTATTAAGCACTGCAAATAATGGAGCTACATTTAATAAAACAGTAGCGGAGACGGTTACCGCTTCTGGCGGGTTAACAGTAAATGCTACAATGGGAGGCACTGCGAAGATTATCCTCACTGGGGGTACATGGTCAGGATCAAGCACTACTGGTATTTCAAACAATATTGATTTGCAAGGTAACGTTACTATCTCCGGAAACATCTACTACGGCACTAATACGTTAAATTATGTCTCTGGTACAGTAACTACAACTTCTTCTACATTAAATCTAGTAAGTTCATGTACAACAACAACCGCTGGAGTTACATGGAATAACATTACCCTATCAAATACAGCTAGTCAGACGTACACTATTAATTCAACGCTAACAGCGTCAGGTACTCTAACTACAGGAACCGCTTTAGTCGCTACATTCGCAGGAACCGCGGGGTTCAATGTCGCTACATTTTTATGCTCTAATGTCTCAGCAATTACTTTTAATTTTAAAGAGTCAATTACCTATACCATTACGGCATTATTCTCTTGTTCGGCTTCTAGGGTAGGGTCTATTATAACATTCACATCAAGCCACGCTTCGACAAGAGCAAATATTGTAATGACAAACAACGGCTCTAATGTATGCAACGTACTTGCTTCTTTCACCCGTATAGACGCAAGCGGGGGGAGGACGATAAATAGTTTCAATGGGACGATCACGGATTGTATAAATATTAGAGAATCTCACGATAAACAGATTGGTGGGGGGGCGATAGCTGTTTAAAAACAAAAAAAAATTATCTTTATAAAAACTAACCGTTAACGATCATGAAAAAAACCGTAACCTACTCTCAAATCAACCTTTTCCGTGCCAACGCACAGAATTATTTAGCTCAGAAAGGGCTTGAAATGTCTAAATTAACCTGGGCGCTTAATAAAATGCTTCAAAAGACCGAAACGGTCCATGGTGAGTATAAAGACAAAGAGCAGATTATACGGGTTGATTTAGCTGAGGCTGAGAAAGGAACCGGTGTTTTGATGGTTAACGGGAATAATAATTATTCCTACAACAAGGTAAACGCAAAAGCGCTCACCACTCAGTTACGGGAATTAGGGAATACTTCTATTGAAATTGAGACTCATACTATAACACCCCCATCATCATTGGAGCCAATATGGTATGCGTTTTTTGTGCCGTTTGTAATTGATGAACCCACGGAAGAGTCAAAAGAATAATTATAGATGCTAACCATAGATTCCATTTATAAACTCGTACTTTTTGCAACCAACAAGGAGCAAAGGGGGGATATTCCACCAGCTAAGTTCAATAACCTTGCTGTCATCGCGCAGATGGAGGTTATCAGTGAGTTGCTTGGTAATAACGAGGCGTTAAATGAGCGCGGTGTTCCGCCATATGGTTATCGTGCGAATAGAAAAACGAATGAGTCTCTTCGTCCGTTACTCAAGGGGCCAGAAACAATAAATATCAGAACGTCAGGAGAGTTTGATTATCCATATGGATTTATTTGGCCTGATGCTTTCAGTAAATCAGATTTTAATCCGATAACTGAGCTCCAAGAGGATGAGTATCCTTTCAGAAAGCATAGTCATATTACACCACCAACAAGCGATTACCCAGTTCTTATATTCAGGAATCCTTACGGGTTTATCGATCCGTACAACATTGGTACATTCAAACTGAGTTACCTTCAAAGACCACCAGACCCGACATGGGCTTATACGGTGGTTAATGATGAGCCTATTTATAACGCTGGCGCATCAGTTCAGTTTACATTGAGTGAAGACTTTGCCCTCATCCGGGTAGCAATGAAGATACTGCAATATGTTGGTGTAAATTTGGACGCGGCTCAAGTTGCGGAATTAGCGCTTCTAAAAGAAAGTAAAGGCACATGAGAACTAAAAGATTCTATGCTGAACGCGTAAAGGATGGTATTCTAAACCAATACCAGAATAGCGACCTAAAAATAGACGAGCGCCTTATTTTTGTTGCTCTTGATTCTGCGGTTAATTCTCTTGCTCGAGCAAACTATTTTGCAAACTGGAAGTTAGTAGGAGGCCGCGTTGATTCTCAATTTATTACTTACTGGGATGGCGAAGACGCGATAACTGTTACGGATTTACAAGACGGTAAGCCTTCATATTTTGATTTACCTGTAAACTATGCCGCACTTCCACGCAATGGTGGTATTGAAGAGATATGGATGCAGAAGTATGGTAAGTCAAATCACTCTGTTGTTATTATTGATCATCGTGATGTGAGGTTATATTCATCGAACATGGCTAGTAATGTTCAGGGTAGAATCTCCGGTTATGTACAGGGCACAAGATTTTATTTTAACAACCCAGATAGTGGTTGTAAGATCAAAGCTAAATACGGAAATGTTGGGCTTTCTTTAGTTGTGAGAGATTCAACAGACATAGCCATAGACGCCCCTTATCCAATTCCTGCAGACATGGAAGATGAGGTGATTAAGAAGACCATTGAATTCTATATAGGCAAACGACTTATGCCCGTTGATAAAATTAGAGACACTAATGATCAGCCATGATTGAGGATAGTAAATATTACAAAATATCATCTGTTGTTGACCAGTTCGTCATTGATAAGGACTTGTCTTCAGGCTGGCACATTAAAGCATTATCGTGGGCTTTATGGGGTCTTCGTGAACTTAAACTTGACTCCTTCCAGGATGTTAAAACATTATTGCTCGATGTAACTGATAGAAAAACAGTAACTCTTCCGGGCGACTTTGTGGACTACGTAAAAGTGGGTGTAAGAATTGGTCAGTATGTTGTAACACTTGCGGTCAATGATGACCTTAATTTACTTCCACGCACAACTTCATCAGAAGTGGTTAGTGGGCTTCTTTCTCAACACCTACCTAATGGTGTAAATGCAGACGACTACACGGGATATATGTTCTCAAACTTTGGTGGAAGTACATTCCCCTCATTAGGCACAGGCTTACCAAGCAAAGGACATTTTAAAGTGCATAATACAGGTACTTGTAAGGAGCTACTGATCGATTACGATTACGGATTCTCACAGGTTTATCTTGAATATATCACTGATGGATTTGATCCATGTAGTGAAACGGTGTTGCATCCATACTACGTTGACTACATTCTTAAATATATCGAGGCAAAGTATGAGGAGAACAACAATCCTAATCGCAACGAATCAAGTATTTATCGGAAGTGGGAAGATGTTCATTGGGCAGAAAAGAAAGTTCGTTCACGTAGAAATGATCTTGACCCTCGCACTTTGTTAACGATAACTCGGGCAAATACACGACTTACACTTAAAAGTTAGCGCTATGGCAAAAATAAAAACCAATAAGGCTAAAAAAACTACCAAAACCGTAAAAACCGATTATCCGGTAGAAGGTAAGCCCGCGGAAACTAAACCTTCTTACAGAGCGGAGCCAATTAAGAATGGATGGATTGTTGAGAAAACATGGACTGACAAAGATGGTAAATATCAATGTGAGAAGATGTACCACGAACAGAATCCATTTGATGAGGATCCAATGGAGAAGGAGGAAGAAGATTAACATTTATGGCCGAAAAGAAACAAGTCTTCACTCCCGCTGGGGGACTGAATCAAGATGACTCAATTGTTTGCCCAAGCAGGGATACCGCTGGGCGTTCTCTTTTTGGTCTTGGTGATTACAGATATGCACTCAATAGCCGTATCGGTTCCAGTCGATCAGATAATTTTGGTGACCTTGAAACTATAAAAGCAACTCAAGAAGTAACTAATTATCTAAGAAAAACTCAAGTATTCACCAATCCATATTTTGAAGGTTCACTATCACCATGGACCCAATTGGATGATGGCCCAGGATTTACACCATGGACATGGAGTGGTGGATATGCAATATTTACTGTTACAAGTTTAGCCGCATTTACCACAAAAGTTTTATATCAAACACCACTAACTTTAATTGCTGGTAGTACGGCTACTATCAAAATAAAATATGAGGTTCTATTCCCTCCTGATGGAGCAACTTTCAAAATTGTTTTCTTAAATGGGGCATCGGTAATTTCAGAGGAAACAATCAAATCTGGAACTATCGTTTCTTTTGAAGAGACAGTAAGTTTAGTCATCCCCGCGACCTGCGATGGTATTGGTATTAGAATGTCTGGCACTAATCCAAACGGCATCCTCTCATTTGTTGGCGCTGTTAAATTCGCCTTAGCCACTGTTTGGTCTACAGGTACGGCACCGGTTGGGACTGAGAAGACTATCGGAAAATTAGAGGATAAAGAGTTTTTAAAAAAATACTATTGTAATTGGAACAGCAATGGTGATCACACTTTAAGAGTATACGATTACTCTACAGATACTATTTATGAATTGATGAGATGGAGCGGATTTGGGTGGAGTTCAACCAGCTTCGTTAAGATGGCCAAATTAGATAATTGGCTCGGGATGACAGATCGTGAGAATCCACCACGATTGATTGATGTAGATACAATCGCTGATTTATTTACAACTCTTGATACTGATTTCCGTGAATTCCATATTTCATTTTGTAAATGGGCTCCGGCCGCACCTCCAATACCAAGAGTTTATTACGACAACGTGACTAACAATTGGGAGAAGCTGAAGAATAAAACAGTTCAATTCTCTTTCCGTTATGTATACAACGGAAATTTAAAGTCAACATGGTCTCCAATAAGTAAGGCGGCAGTAACTCCTGGTTCATCTGGAAGTTTTTATGCATCGCGTACCATCACTGCTATCGAAGTAGAGATACGGGGAAGTATTCTTGATGACCCAGGCGCATCGGTAGAGTACAATTACTTTGGACATGATGACATTAAATTTTTAAGTGCCGTACAATACATTGAGGTTGCTTTCCGTGAAGGAGAACTTGATGTGTGGAGATTGTGGAAGCGGGTTTATCAAGGTAATGGAACATTTGCGGCTTTACATTATTTTAATGGTGATTATGATGGCAGACCAATTTCAGATGAAGACTTTAATCAGCCTTTTGATACGGTCCCTTTTTTAGCTGGGACAATTGAGGCTATTGATAATCGTTTTGTATTTGGTGATTGCCTTGACGAATTAGAACAAGCTGAAGGTGTTGATGTAGATGACGTGGATAATGTCACGGACCCTATTGTTGACTGGTCGTCATCAAGTCCAGGTCAATTTCCGCAATTTGCCGCAACGCCAAGGAATAAGTTATTACGATTAAATGCATTAAGCAGGTTTAATCTAAAAGCCAGAGGTAAGTATAAAGCCGGGATTATTTTCCAGCACCATACTGGCTTTAGAAGTCTGGTGTATACTCCTGATAACTTTATTTTTGAGATTGACCCAACTAGTCCGTATAGATTAAATGCATTGACATTTTCTATCCCAGAAAGTTTTGTTCCTCCATCGTGGGCTACTTCATATCAGATTGTTCGTACCAATGTTTTGAATATTGATTACTTCATGGTTGGTATGGCTAACAAATTTTATCCTCTACTAGATAACCCTAATCAATTAATTGGATTAACCAACTTACCAACTAATGTAAAGGACAGGTTGAATAGTTCTTTTCAGAACACAAACCTTGTTAATGGTTATGAGGTTGCTGCCTCAATTGAGAAGGCGCAAAAACCAAAAATACATCAAGCGATATTGAAATTTCTTCCTAAAGAACAGAGGGATAAATTAAATAAAGGTTTTTTTGATGATACGCTGAATATCTCAGGTATGCCAAAATCCATGGCTGACCGTTTAAAAAGATTTCCTCAGGTATCTTCATTGTTGAACGAATTGAGAGAAACAACTCAGTCGGTCTTAGCTAATTCAGCTAGGATTTATATTGATCTTAATAACTGGTTTAATGCAGCAAAATCTTCTCCTACTGTAGATAGGAAAATCAGCAAACTTTACTATAATTTCAGACAGGGGGATCGTGTAAGGTTTTATGGTAGCACATCAGCATCTCCGTCAAGTTCTTCACAATTACAAATTTATGATGTAGAGATACTTGAATTTACTGGAACAGGATTGATCATTGAAAAACCAGAAGGTATACTATCAATTCCAACTGAAGTATCGCCATATAATGTTAGTGGTTTTGACATTGAGATATACACACCAAAAATATCCGGTGTTTCTGATTTCCTTTTTTACGAGGTTGGTGAATGGTATCCAATTCTTTATCCTGGCACTGACGATAGAGACTTTGCTAAACGTGATTGGGTATACACAAATAATGCGGCAATTACACTTAGTCAGTATGGGCCATTTGATGTATTCCATAAAATGCCACTGTTTTACGGTGACTGTTTTAATGTTAATAAACCAGCTATCTATAGAGATTTTACTCCACTTCAGTCAAGTGTACCGGTAAGTATGAGCCCTGATCCTAATTATACCTACGGATTCTGGGAGACAAATGTTGGTCGTCCATCTATTGCTTACTTTGATTTACCGGTGAGTAGATTCAAGCCAACGATGGCAAGATTTGGAGGAAAGATTTTAGAAGAGTCTAATGTAAATGCCATTAACAGATTCCGGGATTCAGATCAGAAAGTTTTCCCTTCTGAGTATGGAAGAATACGAGATTTAGTAAATACTTCAAATGCTCAGGTGGAGAGTGTTGGTTCTATTCTACTAGCCATCGGTGAACGTGAGGCTTGGAGTATTTATGTTAATCGAACGACACTTGAAGACCTAAGTGGTAACACTCAAGTTAGTGTCAGTGATCAAGTATTGGGTTCTTATAACACATTGCTAGGCTCACACGGCACATTAAATCCAGAGAGTATTTCATTTGAACGTGGACGTGTTTACTGGTGGGATGCTATTGACGGTACTTGGGTCCGGTATGGAAGAGATGGCCTGACTGAAATATCAGGTTATAAAATGAGAAATTGGTTCCGTGAATTGGCCGCATTATTATCCCCTGCATATGCAACAGATGTGAAGCCTACTGTAATCAGTGGATATGATACATACAATGATGAGTTGGTAATATTTTTAGACCATTCTACTTTACCAAGTACATTCCGTGATTACGCAAATTATAAGGGCGCAATGTTCAGTGAGGAAGATACACGTTGGAAGAGTATCCATAATTACACACCTGAATTATTTGGAAAGGTTGGTACACTATTGCTGTCATTCAGAGGCGGTAAACTTTACAAGCATGAGCAAGGTTCGAGTTATACTACCTTCTACGATGTGAAGTATGACGCTTATATAGAACCGATATTTAATGAAGAGGCTGTGAATATTAAATCATGGCAAGATATCGCCATCACTGCGACCGATGGATGGAGCGTAGAGCGTGTACTTAGTGAGTACAGGGGGTTAAGAACAAAGCAATCAAGCAGAATACCATTAGCTTCATTCGATGTAAAGGAAGACACGTATTACGCTCAGTTTAAGAATAATTTGAATTCAGTTAATGTTAATGATCCGATTGTAAATGGTGAAAAAATGAGAAGTAAGGCTATTCAGGTTCTTTTGAAATTAGACCCAGCCGTTGTCACTTTGAGCCTTTTGCACTATGTAACAATCGGAAGTATAGATTCTCCTAAAAATCCTGTTAATTTGTAGTAAACCACCATTGTTATGAGCCTTAACAAGAAGATACGCAGGCAGATCAAGAAGATGCCGAAGTATAAAATAAACCAGGAGGTTTTTGATACACAGAATTTAGCCAGAAGTCGTGCTTTCGGGCGCGATCGCTCTATTCAAATGGCTGATGAGGCTCTTGATGAGCAAGCGGCTGGTGACCTGACAACAGCAAGTGAATTATCGTCTAGCACTTCTAGCTTACTGGCTACTATTGCGGCTATAAACGCTAATAAAACTGGTGGTAAACGTGCGTTAGCGCAAGATGAGGCTACTATTCAGGCTAATAATGTTAAAGATTTATATGGCGCAAATGCAATGGTTGGTGAGGAGAAAGATAAAGCATGGCGTCAAAATGTATTTGCTCCATGGGAAGCAAAACTTGGGGCATTACAGCAACAGAAGGCAAACAGAAATCAATTTTGGAGTAGCGTAACTGGTGGGCTTCTTACAGCCATTGGCGCACAAGGTGATAAAATATTTGGAATGGGTTCTAAGGCTGCAGGTGCCGCAGCGGCAGCTTAAAAGTTAACCGATGGCCTACCGCGAATTTTATCAAAAAGACCCAATTATCCAGACTGATTACAGTCCAATTGAACGTGGAATTTCCAATCTTTTTAGCGGGATAACTCAACGTCAAAAAGAACAGAGGGACGCGGCTGAAAAATTCAACTATGAATTGAAGGCAGGCTTCGAGAGTGACCAAAAAATATTAACAGAACTTGCTAAAAGTGTTGTTGACAAAGTAGTGAGATTAGGCGGTAAGGCTAACCTTGACACTAAAAAAACGATGCTTGAAGGTAAGGGCTTTGCTGAGCAGAGTCAACTCCAACAAAAGCGCGCAGAGGAATTGAATAAAAGGATTGATGATTTCGCCACAAAGAATCCTTATTACGATCCAACCACTGATTATAAATCACTTCAATTAGTTTCTGACCCAGATGTTGATTTTAGAACTAGGGGAAAATTAGAGGATCAGGTTGAGCAAAATTTAGGCAATGCTAAGAATTTCAGAAAGGAAAAGTATCTATCCGATTTCGTTAAGGGTCGCCAGCGTAGTTTCAAAGAAAAAACCACTGGTAATCCAGATACAAAAAATACGAAGTATGATGAGTCTACTTTCTGGGATGAAAAAACCGGAAAGCCAGGCGTTACCGATGATCATGCTATTGACCTACTGAAGAGTAATCAGATGCTTGATGAGCAGTATGATTTAGAATTGAATGATCAGCTTCTCGATGAGATAGGAAAAATGAAAGCTAGTGGTAATCCGCAGAATGAGTGGATGAAGGGCTTGTCTGATGCTGAAATTCAAAATGAGCTCATTAATAATCCCTCAAAGAATACTATTAATAAAAAAGCATTTGGTGAAAGGAAGCGTGAATTAGCAAAGCGTGACCTCACTACACATAATGCAATTGACAGTAAAGTAAGCT